AAGGACGCTTTAAATTTTCAGGCGTCGCGGCTGGTCAATACTATGTACGAACCATAGTTAAATGGTTCAGACCATCCCGGTATGGGTTAATGCCTGAAGGCGGGCTCGTTGTCGTCCCTGCCACAGTAGTTGATGACCAAGAAAACACAGTAATGGTTACTCAGTAATCTATTTCTAAGAAAACCCGCTACGGCGGGTTTTAGCATAAGAGCTAAGTGCCCGAACAATTCAATATCTTCAATAAAATTCTGATGAAAAATCGAAAAGTTAGTCCTTACGTTGCGCTGCAATGCTCACCTGATAGGATTAGCATCATCTTTTACTTATGAGGATATTGACGTAAAAAGTATCATATTGGCTACCCTACTTTTTTTTAGCTTTGCTTCTGGGTTAGTGATGGCCGCAGAAATGGATGCAGCAGGATACGAGCGGGTTATCTTTTCGATTTGTAAAGACAACCCTCATTCCAGCGACTGTAGCAAGTTAGCATCTCAGCTAATGCTCATGGTGAAAAATAATGGAGATATTGCTGCGCTATGTGACAAACTTGATGAATCAGGCGGCAATTCTGCAACGAAACCGTCATGTATCAATGCGCGGAATATTCAAGATTATATTCAAAAAAAAGAATGAGTCTTCGTAGTAAATATAGTGAACTCACATCAAACCTCGCCCCGGCGGGGTTTTTTATTGGCTGGAGAAAGTAAATGGAAAACGTAGGCGGCATTTATTACGAGATCAAAGCCGATACTCACGCGCTATTACAGGCTGATAAGCAGGTAGAAGATATAACGAATAATATGGAGCGAGGCTTTGAGAAAGCGGATGATGCTGCAGACGGGCTTAATACCGGGCTTAGCAAGCTGGCCTCTGCCCTTAAGGCGTTGATCGCTGTTTCTGCACTGCGTGAAATGGCCCGCATGGTGCAGAGCTATCAGGAAATGGCCGAACGTGTTCAGATGGCGACCTCCAGCCAGGATGAGTTCGAGCGCGTACAGAAGCGCCTGCTTAATACTGCTAACGGCACTTATCGATCGCTGGCGGAGGCCCAGGAGCTTTATATTCGCAGTGCTGACGGACTGCGCAGCATGGGGTACTCCACCGAACAGGCGATCGACGTTCAGGACTCCATGTCTTACGCGTTTGTGAAGAACGCCGCGTCTGCCGAGCGTGCTGATTCTGCTATTAGTGCTTTTACCAAAGCGATAAACACCGGTACTGTATCTGCCGACCAGTGGGAGTCCATCACCACTGCCATTCCGACAGTCATTAACGATATTGCAGCAGCCAGTGGCAAAACAGCTGCAGCAGTACGCGCTCTTGGCGCATCAGGTAAGCTTACAGCTTCGGATCTTACCGAAGGCCTGAAGCAATCACTCGAGGCAAACACAGCTGCAGCTGCTGGTATGTCTAATAATCTGGTTGATGCCAGCGTCAGGATGCGAACCGCTGTTACCGCTATGCTGGTGGCAGTTGAAGGGCAGACCGGAGTGATTCAGGGCTTCACCAATAGCATCATCACCGCCGCAGATACGATCCTTGGCTTCTCTGAGAATTCCGAGGCCATGACGGGCTACATCGACAGTGCAACTCTTGCTGCCAAAGCGTTCGCCTTAGTAATGGCCGGGCGATATGCCGGATCGTTGAAAGACGCAATCAATGGCAAACTCCAATCCGTCGCCGCCGCGCGTCAGCAGACAGCGGCAGAGAACCAGTCTGCCCAGTCACTGCTTATTGCTACTAACGCAGCGCAAAGAAAAACCCTTGCTGATAAAGAGGCTGCATTCTCAGCCGTTGCGCTGGCTCAGGCTGAGCTGAATGTCGCACGTGGAAGTAACGCCGAAATGACGGCACTGGAAAATCTCAGCGCAGCAAAATCACGTGCACGAGCTGCTTCGCTGGCGCTGGTGGAAGCAGAAACCGCCCAGGCTGCAGCTTCTGCCAGGGCTGCGGCTGCGGCACGCGCTGCATCTGTGGGTTTTGGCCTTGCTCGTGGCGCTCTTTCACTGATCGGCGGCCCGGCGGGTGTGGCAATGATTGCTGCATCCGCGCTGCTTTACTGGTGGCAAACTGCCAAGCAGGCGAGGGAAGAGGCAGTTGCTTTCGCTGACGGGCTGGACAAGCTCAATAGTTCTATGAAGACGATGAGCAACACTCAGCTTCGTGGCGCTATTGCTGATGCTAGCATTGCCATGAGAGGCCAGGGGGCTGCAGTTGCTGATTTAAAAAAGGAGATTGAAGATCTCACGGCTAAACGCGATGACTATATAGAAAAAGGGAGCGGGTACAACACAACTGCTGAGCAGGGGAATGGTCTTCTTAAAAATGCTGCAAAACTTACTGACGAAATTAATCAAAAAGAACGAGATCGCGCTGACATTGAAGATAAGCTGGCACGAACAACGCAAGCCCGAAACGATATGGAGTCCACTCTCAATAATAATATGCTCTCCTCAATGGGCGTGCATGATCGCCTTATAGAGAAAGGCTCCACTCTTGAGCAAGTGCAAGGGGCTGTGGCCAGAGCCTTTGGCAGAA